CTCGCTGAGCTCCAGCCACAGCTCCGTCCCATCTACGAAAAGGCTATTGAGTACGTCAAGGAAAACCTTCGTGATGACCACGGGGATATCATCGACCTCCAGAAGAAGTGTGGCTATACCCCCTGGGACGAAGAAACGACTAAGTTCGTAGACCAGTGGATCGCCGTGGTAAAGGCTGATTTCGATCCTGCTAAGGTATCTTACCACGATCTTCCTACCCTTACAGCCGCTAAGGTGGAAGCCAAGGCCGAGGAAAAGGTCGATGATGGAACAGCCGCTAATGCGGAACGAACTGCTCCTGCAGAACCTGCCGAGGACCCCGGAATTGGATTACCTTTCTAAAATCTAAGGCATAATCTTCTATATATAGGGGAGGGATGAATAATCTCTCCCCTATTTTTATGGTAAAAAGGAATCACCAATATAGCATCACGATAGATTTTGTCAGGGATATCGCCATTGTGTATATCAAAGATGATGAAACCTACGTGAGTACTATCTCCATCCCAAAAAAGGACCTGGATATCCCCAAAGTCATTGACCGAGATGGTTATGCCGTCCTTTATAACGACCGAGATGGTTACGAGGCCTGGGAGTTGACCTTGTTCGACCTCAACAAAAACCCCATCGTCGTACCGGTAATAGTCCTGAAGGAGCTCCGCACCTACGTGGTGGATGACCTGAGACATGCGGTGGGGAAGTTGGAAAGACTCCATATTCATTGGGGGGAATTTATCCACATCCTTGATTATGAGTACCCTACTCTCTGGGGTACGGAGACCGACCATTGGACCTTTGAGATGGTCTCGCCGGCTCTGTATAAGATCACGAAGAACGGAAAGAGGTACTCTCTCACGGATGACCCCTACGGGACGAGCCCTATAGAAGCTATCTATCGTCATCTGTATAAGGTATATAAGCCACTCGAGACTATATAATGCGCGTACTGGATAAGACCAAAAAATATACCTACCACTCCAATACATCCCATGGGTTCTGTGATCTCACCATCCTTTTGGGTGATAAGAAGGATTACTACGATGATACCTTTTTCCACGAGGGTTTTCTCCCCAAGGATTTTGGAGACGAGAGGTTTAGGACCGGGGAGATAGAGGTCATTGACTCGTCCAAACAGGCTAAATATGACCTCCTCCGACTCTACTACGGGGACGGTAAGAGTTTCTGTATCCTGCGGTACAGCCATTACAAAAAAATGATGGTGTCCTCCCCCACCTATACGAGGGATTTCCTGAGACAGTTGATCATCCCCCGGGGTCGTGAGGTGGAATTCACCGTAAAACGACCATCTATCTGGGGAGAAGAGGAAGACCATTGGAAGTTTGTCGGGGATAATGGGTTTGGCCAAACCCGATGGGAATGCTTCCTCAATGGTAAGTCATTTATGGGAGGGGCACTCCTTTGCAAGGCCTCGTGGCAGGGTCTCCTTATCACCCATTATGAGGACGTGATTGTGATGTAAAAAATGGGAGGGCCTATGCTATATATATACATTAACAACAACGAACGGGGCATAAATACCCCTCGCATGATATGACTATGTACGAGAATGTAAACAAAGCCCACCCTTATATTGAGAAGGAACTGGATGGGATAGACACTTACGACCGGGTCATCCTCTACGGTAAGGCCGGTCGATCTATGGCCATCGAGAGACCATTTATCCTGGATGAGCCTATCACGACGGGAAATATGTCCGAGTATGAGGTAAAGGAGATCCGACCCCTGTTGTTCCAGATTACCAAGGGAGGGAATAAATGGCTGGTAGGTTCTAAGAACTTCCCCCGACCCGACCGAGGTCTTCGCACCTCCAAGGGCAACCGACCTCTGTGGGTTCATAGTGAGGTGGAGAATACCGTCGTGAGTAATGACCTAATCGTTACCAAGAGCTCCGGGGGTCGAATAGAGATCCGTACGGAAGACCGACTGGTCACCATACAGGTAGGGTATAAGTTCTCCACGGTACTATTCTGGGAGAGTCGTAAGTTGGTCAAAAAGGAAGAGATAGGCAATCTCAATACAGCTTTATATATGGCTGCCTATTTCCTCGGAAAACCGGTATATCACCACCTTTTTGTTGTATGCCCGTAGCTATGTTCTTCAATTCGGTCTATTTACATCATACCAACTCCACCATCATCAACATCTACGACGATCCGATGAACTCTGGTCTGGAGGAGAGTGTGATGATCCCCGGTCTGAAACTGGATGTATTCCTGGGAGACGCCCTGAGATACCGGCGACAACCGGAGATTGGTCTTAGGGTCTATCGGTTGTCCGAAGACGGGGTATTCCGCGGCTTTCTGATTGTCCTCGATGGGGTCGGGGTGAAGTTCACGAAGAACGTGACCCCTTATCTGGATCGAATTAAGGAGCTCACCATTCGACCTAAGATGGAGTTACGAGACCAGGATATATTCGGTGGATCGGATAATTGGGTCTTTGACCCCCACGGTCATCAGTTATCCGCTGTGCTCAATCAAAACTCCCAGGGAGATAGATCCCGGTTCGAGTGGCAACAGTATTTGTTTAACCATTACGGAGCTTTGGAGGAGATATAAAATTTTGCCTTTATTTCCCATATATGGATATGGCAATAAAAATAATCCCAGACAACTGCTTCTTCAAGGTATACGACGCCTGTGATGTAGGTGGAGTACCGATGGTCTATATCCCGGTGTATAAAAAGTCTATGAACCTCGCCTCTGTCGGCTCCGGTTTCATCCTTCCCCGGGAGACCCCTATTGGTCCTATATACCTCTCCACCATAGCACACGGAGATATTAAACAGACCCGGTCAGTATCTGGTCATTATGCTATTTTGGAACTTACCACCGACAAGACCTATTACATTGCCTACATCGACGGGGTGAACTATGGTTGGATCGCCGACCCAAAGGCCTTTGCTAAGAAGATGAAGGCTTATCAACTCCCCCGGAAGTCCGGTACGATGGAGATAAAGAAAGTCACCATCTGGGGAGAGGAGACGGAGACCTATGAAGTGACCTATAAGGATAAGTCCATCCATATCACTGGTCCCAATGGTTATGAACTTGAAGGAACTAACCGTGGAGAGGTCCAGAGAAAATTTAATCTCCACCATAACCCTTTTAACACTTTGTAAATATGAAAGGCGCTAAAGTACCTCACGGCCGAAGGACGCAAGACACTAAAGTACCTCGCATACACTAAAGCATATGATATTTGAATACGATATTCTTTCTGGAGGACCCTGTATCCTACTCCTTAACCATCCGATGAGTATTTATAAGCAGGTGTGGCTTCCTAAGGGAGATTATCCCTTTCCCAGATACCGGGAAGGTCGTGCTGAGCAGCTGGGTACGACCGGTTATGAAGCTTGGGAGCTGACGTGGGAGGAGACTTTTTCCCACAACAAATACACCAGTTACCTCGTCATTATCCCTGGGTTTAAGCCGATTGTGTATGGTGATTTTGCCCATCAGGGTCAGAGTAGCGATGCTACTTTTCCCCAGGGAACCCTCGACTCCCTTATGTGGGAAGAGCATATGGAAATTGAGTACTTCGACCAGTGGGGTATGGAGACCCATGCATGGCGATTCAAGAGAAAGTACTGGCTTTTTGGTCCTTGGGTAGGGTATCTTAATGGGGAGAAGGTTGGAGAAAATTCCCAGATTCTCTGGCAGAAGTACCTTTTGGAGAAGTACGATCCGTTCAACTAAAGCGTATCGCCCTTAAAATGGAAAAACAACTCGTTGCCTCGATCTCAGGTCGAGAAGGGTACATCAAGGTGTATGAGGACCTCCCCATACTACAAATGAGGAACGAAGACTTTGCTCTTCCCAATGCCCCGGAGCACCTAATAAACTGTGATGGGGTAATCGCGTACCGGTATCTACAGTTCGTCATACCCAACCAGTTAGGTTATACAGTCTTTTATACGGTTTACCGACTTCACTTTATCACCAATGGGGTACGATATGAAGGCTTCCTCGTGAATATCCCGGCCGCTGGTAATAGGTATACCGAGGATCTGAATCCTCTGTTGGAAAAGATTGCCGTGCGTCATCTCAGCCCGTCAATGGATCTGGTGAAGACTACCATCTGGGGAGAGGAAGACCACCATTGGGAGTTTACCCCCATAGGTCTCGAAACGAATGACGTAGGGGACACTTACGAAGGCTTCCTCAACGGAGTAAGTCAGGGAGTAAAATTGTTAGTAACGTGGCAGAAAATGCTTCTGTCGGAGTATAATCCTTTTTCGATATAATGGTTAATCCGCAACGCGATTGCGTCTCACCACAGGCGCATTCTTTCTACAAGGCCCATAAGGTCTACGGAATGTCCAAGAATTATCATATAGATCGTGCCCAAGGACCCGAGCCCCATACGGGGACGACTCATACTTTTGTGACCTTCTCAGCTCATCAAGATCGTATTCACTACCCCCTTGGTGACGTCCCAAATAAGTTCCTAAGCACCAAAGACGGCTATTTTGAGACCGTGGCTCATTATACCGTACCATCTGGGATTGGGTCGGAGACCGTGGTATACAATATATACAAGGTCGAGTACTACCGTTATGGTAAGTTAAAGAATGGATATCTGGTCCATATCTTCGATTTACCGATCGTGTATGTAAATGACCCGGAGGAAGCCCTGGATATCCTTGCGACGCGTCATATTGCTCCGAAGATGACTCTCCCTAAGGTCACCATCTGGGGTATCTCTGAAGATACCTGGACTTTTGACTACGCAGGTAGGTATCTTTATGAAGGCTTCCTCAACGGGGTCTCCCAAGGCATAAAAAGCCTATTGGAATGGCAACAATACCTCTTTATTAACTACAACCCTTATGGCTCGATTGCCCCGTTATAATCTTACCTATATCTTTAACGACTTCAATCAAATAGAGATATTGGATGGAGAGGTCGTGGTGGATAGATTGGAGCGTACAGGTGACCGCACCGACGAACCCCTTATAATATGGGATGATAATGACGACACCGGAGTAAGGCTAATATCTTCCCCAAACGACTTCGGACTGAGGATCTATACCCTGGAGGGTCACGAAAGCCAAGCCCGTCACGAGTTCCTCAATAGATCCATCGCACAAATAGGCCCAATAACCAAAAACCCCAAGCCAAAGGTCGTCGTCACTCATGCAGTCGTCCTCCGAGGGGTCGGGGAGGTCTTTAACCAAGACCTCGGGGTCATCCGTCGGATCGAGGAGAAGATTTACTCCTTATTGATAGGCAATACCCTGAAGATCCCCACCCTTTCCCAATGGGGAGAAGGGGAAGATGTGTGGAAGTTTGAACCGGATGGAACAGCCGCTGACGCGGATGGAACAAAAATTCATGCTACACTCAACGACGAGAACCAAGGAACTAAGAGTTATTGGGAGTGGCAGACCTATATCTTCAAGAAGTATGATGCATTAAACCCTGAGGTCCTGTAACTTTTTTATACATTTTGACGATATATAATATATATGCAGTACATTATTAGAAACCTCAAAGAAGGGACGACCCTGACCTCTACGGAAAGTTACGAAGAGGCCGGTCGATGGATAAGGGAGTACCTTTTAGATCATCCCGAGGTCAATCCCTTTGATTTTGCCTATTATACCTCATGCAGATAACGAATTTTGATAAGTTTTATTCCCTGGTGCATGTCATAATCGCTCTCCTCTTCTGGCTCTTCTCCGTCTTAGACCCAGATCTGCAGGAGTTCTATTATGATGGCCTCCTGGTACTTCCCTTTACCCTGGTGGGTTGTTTCCTTTTAGCAAGAATGTTCAGTGGTAAGCCTTAGTCCCCGATACGACCTCTTCCGTCTCCTCCTCCCACAGGAGTTTATCCCCAAGGAGCTCCGAGACAAGTACGACCGACTCCTGAGTGAGAAGCCCCGAGTTATTACCAGGGCCATCGATCTCCTCAACGAGAGTATCCAGGGCATCTCTATGCCCGGTATCAGTGATCTGGTAGTGGATCAGCCACAGACCTCACGAAACCGCCTCGGTCATATAGAACCCAAACATGATAACTCCACCGTCACGGTAGACAACCCCCTGAGTAAGATCAGTAAGGAGGTCACCATCACGTTCCGTTTGGACGCCGGGTTCATCAATTACTACCTCCTCTACGAGACGGTCTTCCATAGGGTATGCAAACCGGAGAATTACAAGGATGGTACGGATATCTACTACGACATACTCTCTGAGCAAGGGCAACCGATCTGTAGGGTATACCTCTATCAGTGCCATATTGACGCTCTCGAAGGGCTGGAGTTTTCCCATGAGAAGGTATCCAGAGAATCCAGTACTTTCTCTATGACCTTGAAATTCAATAACATAGACATAGAGTTTGATAATGTAAATCACCTGTAGGGATTCCTACATATATGTAGTCAGCGCGCATATGCGAGATTCCTATATATTAACATGGGATTACCAGGATTAAGACTAAGAGTTCCACCAACCCGCGGGGAGACCAAGCCCGGGGTCATCGGAGAGATGGGTGGTAAGGTAACTATCACCAGTTTTGTACAGGCAGCAGGGGAGACCCTTAGCTTCCCTACACCGGACTGGGCCAAATCTGCTTATTTCCTCCGTACCAAACCTGGATGTGAATACACCGTGGTACAGGCGGATGCCTGGTATATGCTGGGGATCGTCGTGAGAATTACCAACTCGGAGGGCCCTCATGAGTTCGCCGTGTTCTTCAATATCTTCGGTTATACCCAGGTGAGTGATCTCCGGGATCCGGGTAGTGATTTTGAGGACTTTTTTATTCCCTGGGTGGAGTTTGTTAAGTCCCTCCAACGGAACTGGCAAGACCGGGAGGAGTTCCTCTTTGTCCAAGGGGATTTCTGGGGGTCTTTCTCCGAGGACCGTTGGATACTCACCAAGCTGGGCAAGAGGTGGAAGGCCACCCACGTCCCGGAGAGTTTCTCCCAGATGCTCGGTCGCTCCCTCGAACCAACCTCGTGGAAAATTATTTTTGCTGAACATTACCGACCTGGAAAATATGGAGAATAAATTAGTAAACCTCGTCTACGGAGACACCGACTCCCTATATATGTCCTACGACGGACTCCTGAATACTATTGAAGGGGTCGAGACGATGACCCTGGAGGAGAAAAGGGATATTATCGCCCGGATCAATCAGGAGTTTCTGGATAAGTTCAACGAGAAACTTATGGACGACTATTACGCCTCCCGACATGTGGAGAGTTGTCATAAGTTCGAGTTGGAGACTATCGCCAAAGCCGGTATCTGGCTCGACGTGAAGAAGAGATATGCCCAGATCCTCCTTTGGAAAGACGGTCATAAGTTCGACACCAGTCACCTCCCCCTCAAAGCCAAGGGAATGGAGATCGTCAAGGCCAGCTACCCCAAGGCAGCCAGAGAGATGCTCAAGAAGATCATTTACAACCTCATCGACACCTCAGGAAACGCTATGAATGAGACCTACGGACTCGTTGGAGAGTTGTATGAGGAGTGGATGGGTCTTCCTGTGGAAGCTATGTGCCCCTCTATCTCCGTCAACGGGTACAAATCCTATGTGATCAGTGACAACGACCCCAAGGGGGTAATGTGTCATACCGGTACTCCTTTTCAGGTTCGTGGGCTGGCCCTGTACAACTGGTTCCGTGAGGTGAGGAAACTCCCCGGAGACCCTATCTACGGGGGTAAGATGAGGTATTATGTCTGTCGTCATAGCAAACGACGGGCATCTGATAAGGCTCCGGTCTTTGTCTTCCAAGCCGGTAAGCTTCCCGACTGGGCTCTGAAAGAGGCTCCTATTGATAAGGAGGCTATGTTTCGTAAGTGTGTGTTGGACCCCCTTAACCGCGTCCTCACGGCCATTGGCCTGTATGAGGTCAATATCAACGGGGGAGTGAATGTGGATCTATTTGGTGACTTTATTTGATGGAAAGGTTGGTATTTGGTCTTAACTCGACCATCTGTTATCATTGTGGATACGAGGGGAAATGGAAGGAGGTCCTCCCGAAGGTCCTTAATACGTTCCCTAACCGCGTCCTTATCAGTGCCGTGGATATGCCTATGGTGGCTGCCAAGGTCATTCATGAGGCCGTAGGGAAAGACCGCGTCCTCATCGACTCCGGAGGTTTCGGGTTGTATAAGAAAGAGATGAAGATGGGCAAGGATAACCCTAAGTTCCACGACCACTGCGAGAAGATGAAAAAACGATTTCTCAAGCTTCTCGAGGCCTGCCCCTGTAGTCTCTGTTTTGAGCTGGATAATGAGTACTTCCGTCGGGACGAAGACCTACTAAGCCCTAAGAACTACTGCCGGGAGGAGGTAAAGGCTATTACCGGTCGTTACCCCGTACCGGTCTTTAAGATCCACCAGGGGTTTGATTATTGGAAACGTCTTTGTGACTCTCCTGATTACGACTGGCTCGCTATTGGGGGGCTGGCCCAGACCCGGGCGTGGCATACCAGGACCGAGGAGATCCGTACCCTTATGGACTACGCGAGACACCAGGGGAAGAAGGTCCACCTGCTGGGTTGTCAGAATGTCGAGGCTTTCAAGGAGATCCAGCCGGACAGCGTCGATTACCTCATTTTTCAATACGCTATCAACCTCGAAGAGGCCCGGAAACAGAACCCCGGGGTAGAGGATTACAGCCTCCTTCGACCTACGATGGTGAGTCTGGCGGTGGCCAAAGCCCGTCAGCGAAGTTTCCTTTATGAGAGCTACCAAAGGGGGTAAATTTACCCCCTTTTGTGATATATATATATAGATATGGATAAGTTCGTCGCAAATTGTAAGACAGTATGTAGCTTCCTCCTTGGTAGAGGGGTAGTCTCCCAATACGGAAAAGTCTATTTCGACTCACCGGAGGTGGCAAAGGTACTGGGTAATGTGGAGTACAAGGAGGCTATGCTCCTTGAGCGACACTTTACTCGTATTATAAGATACCATACGTTTGTAATCCGACGACGCGTTAATAGAAAGTATGAATATATACTCCTCTGTAAGGTTAATGAGGCGGAAACGGTACTGGTGACTCCCGATTATGAGACCGTACTAAAGGCTAATGAGGAGTATACGAGTATGGTGAAGATCCTGGAAAGGCTTGATTGCTACGAACCGGTCACCTTGAAGTTCCCCAGGACCAATATCTGGGGGGAGACCGTCACCGATACGTGACATTTTGAGCCGATTGTTGGAGGATTCCGATGGAAAGATAGTGCGGGAGACGTGCATATGGATGGGTATCCAGCAATCGTGGGTATGTTGTTTGCTAAGTATTGTAAAGTCTTATGAGAAAATTCAATCCTGACCCCGACTACTCCACTAAGAGGAGCGATCGATTTGGGGAAACTTGTCTGTATATTGTAAAGCATGAAGACCTTGCCCATACCGAAGCTTACCTGTCCCCAGAATTTCTCCGGGAGTATAGTCTCACCCAGGGGTTTGAAATAGAGCCTCTCGAGTCTCCCGGAGGTACGCAAGCCTTTTTGATAAACCATTGGGATAGGTACTACCTGTTACTCGCTTACCAGAAGGAAGCAGTCTTTATGATGAGGGTAGATGATTTAGATGATACCGACCGGATCTTGAGTATAACCTCTCGCAGTTATCTGGCTCTCAGAACACTCGACCACCACCCCCCAGGTTACCAACTCCTTCTTGACTTTGATATTGTGGATATTTGGGGTGATGAGACGACTGACCAGTGGGCATTTCATTTGGTGGGGGAGCAACACTACATAATAGGCACTAAGGAAGGGAAATTTGTGGATATGCTATTCCTCCGAGACTGGCTCCGGTTTTTGGTGAAGGAGTATAATAAAATGATTTAGGTATGGACAGTCTTCACATGAAGCCCAGCACCATCGGTGACAGTACCATCAACTACATC